CTCATAAAGGTATTTAGTAGCCTGAAATAAACCTTTATCTTCAAGTCCAGCTGCGATTTTCTTAAGCATGTCTAATTGTTTTATTTGCTGTTCTAGATGTGCTTTAGCGTAAGTGATAGCGATTTCAGAGTCTTTGTACCACAGTATTTGCGTTTCTTTTGCAGACAATCCTAATTCCAATGCAGTTTGTTCTGGCGATAAATGATTCTCACCAGCTAACCGGACAATATTAAGTAGTTCTTGCCGGTTTTGAGGTTCTAGAATAGCCGGCACCGCAGGGGTGTCAGACATTATCTATATGCCTCTTCTGTTTTCTATCTGGAAACCATGTGACCGTAGTACAAGGCGATAGATTATTAGCTCCGCCGGATGCGTGCAACACCATTGTTAAGCCGTTATGCAGGCCACCATCTAACATATTACATCCCAAAATGGGAGGGCTAGAAGTTAACACTACTTTCGCATTAGCAGGCATGTGCCCAGATTCATCCGGTACTGCGTCATAGAACGATAGTGCACCATTACCTATGCGTGTATTTATAACACTACGTATCGTACACGGACCCCGTTCTAATATGTACATACCTATTTCTTGAGCACAAAAAATTTTGTTACCGATAGGTGGTAATGGGAGTTCTATGTTGTAGACAGGTAGTGTCACGATATAGGTTCTCCCTTAAGTCCTGGTATTATAAGTGCATCAATAGCGCTACTATCTGCAGCATTTTCTTGTGGATCTGGCTCAGGTAAGCCATCTTTAGAAACTACAGTGTCCGACATGGTTGGTTTATCATCTGACTCTTCAACTAAATCTAGTTGTTTAGCTAAGAATTGTTTTGCAAGGGCTGGATCGACTAGGGGCTCTACTTTAATAGTAGTGCTAGTACCATCTGGACCTTTACCACCTGGTTTTTCAGCTGCTGTAAGCTGCATAAAGGCATCCGCAAAGAACTGTATTTCTTGCGCATCCGGTAAATAAAGCGGTGGGAAATCTAGCATTAAACCATCTATAGTTACATCGTTAGCACCGACCATAAGGTCATGCCCTACTTGTGCAGCAGCTTTACATAGTTTTTTAACTAATGGCAAATATCCGTAGGTTCCATATTGCAGACGCATTTCTTGAAGTAAATCTAAGAAATCTTCATCTATAAGTTCAATGACTTTACCGGACATTGTTCCTTTGATAGATTCCAGATCTTTACGTGCAGTACATATTGCTTCGAAAGTTGTGTGTTTTAGCGCATGTATGAAATCGTCGGATGCTTTAGCCGCTGCCCCATTTGTCTCTAATAGTTTGGCATCGTGTCCTGTACTAGCAGATATACCATCCGAACCTTTTTCATCGGCAGCTAAACGGATCATGTATGCAGGATCACGGGGTTGATAGGGGCTGCCATCACCTTCTGCTTCGGATCTAAGATCGCCTTTAAGAACTAGCTGGGGTGCAGAGGCATATTTAAGACCCCTGCCATTTTGTGATTTGGCGTAATCTATTTCTATGAAATTATCTATAGCTGGAGCGAAGGTACTTAAGCCATCTGGAAAATCACCACCTGTTAAATTCTGAATCCAAACTGCTTGTACAAAACCTAGTTTATGTATGGCTGGATTTTCTTCTTCTAATGGATATGGAACTAGAGCATCTTCTGGATTATTAACCCACAATCCAGATGTAATAGGATTCCAATCATGTTCTTTAAGTGGGTAATATATACACTCCATATTGTTATCGGTCATCTTAACGAACCAATATTTAAGATCTGGATCTATAAGATATGCTTTTCCATCGCGACCTAAGTAATAATTCATATTCCTTCGGAGCATTTCATGTCCTGGTACTAAATAATGTTCTAGTATTCCAGTTAATTCTTGGAATCTATTAAACGTAGGAGTGCAGTATTGTGCTTTTTTAACTTCAACTACGCCTTTTACTTGCATTTCAGGATTCGGATTTTCTTCTGTCGGATCGGTAACGGGTGTTGCTAGGAACTTAAACATAATTGCAACAGAACCAACTGAACCACGTTTTACTGCTTCAAGCATTTTTAAGGGTAAGCGTAGTTCTTCAACTAAGGCTTGTACTTTAAGTAGGAAATTTTTATCTTTATGTTTAAGTCTAGGTACGTGTCTACCACCAAACAATTTACGTGCACACAGACCGGCGATCATAGAACCAAATGGATGCTGTACCGAAGGTCTTCGGGTGTGCATAGGATTGTAGCTATTCCCAGTTTTTTCTTCATTAAAGTCTAAAGGAATTTCATCGTAAAATTTATTATCTAGGTATCTATCTAGAAGCATTAGGCATTCAAGGCGCGTACCTTTCATCCAATCTGGTATTTTATTTTTGTAGTAGTTATCTACTATAAATTTAAACATTTAGCGGTAAATCATCCATTTCGGTTGTCCAGCTTGTAATGTACGGCGAAACTGGAGGCTTGGTTTGCTTAACATATTGTAACCGGTTTGGTATAGTTTTTCAAAGTTTTTTCCGGCGTAGTTAAAATCCAACTGTCCGAAAGGCACTTGTTCTGGTGTTGGCTTATATATAGTTAATGAAACTGTCTTCTTCGCACGATTTAATATTTGAGCCAACTGTGTTTCGTCTTCGTATTGGATAGCTGATTGCACGGTTAATTGAAATTCCAGCATATCTATTATATTTTTAATAGGTTCTTGAGTTACTGCACTGGGACATAAAACGATTATGTCTTCGTATCCCATATCTATAGCAGCTTGAATATTGAAATCCCGCATTAGGCCACCGTCGCTATAACGTTTTCCGTTATAGATTTGAGTGGGGAATGCCAATGGTGCTGATGCAGAGCAAAGAATCCATTTGGTCGCATCCTCACAAGGCATTTGCTTAGTCTCTGCCCTCATAGTTTGTAAATTAGTTGCGGATACAAAAAATTTAGTTGGGTTAGCTTTTAACTTATCTATATTTACATACTGATTAATTAATTTCATAAGCGGTTTGTCAGAAGCTAATGATGCTGCTGAACCGAACATTTTTAGTAAATTCCATGTGTATACTTTGTTGTTACGGATAGTTTGCCATAAATCTAATAAATTATGAAATTCGTTTTGATGCAGAAGAGACCCATTTAGAGCGCCTACGCTTGTACCAAAAAGGGCGTCATATGTTTTATACGTGTCTAAATAAGCTGCTATAAGACCTGTTTGTAAAACTCCCCGTGCTCCACCGCCCGGTAATAGAAGGGCGCGCATTTAACCCCCTAGGTGTAGTTTATGCAAGACTTGTTCCATCTCTTGCACGGCTAAGTTCATATCTAATGCTTGGTTACTAATACTATCTAACTGTTCCTTAAGACGGGTATTTTCATCTTCCACAGTCTTAATATTTTTAACTAGAGTCGATAAATATTCTTCACTAATTTTATAGTCCCGACCAAAATAGTGTTCAGAAACATTGAGGTCCTTAAGTACTTGTTCACTTAATTTCATTTCATGTGTACCATAGTAGTATCCGTGTATTATATACGAAGCTTAAGAGGTAGCTGCGTTCGTGGACCTTAAATCTATTAAATTTATAGCATCCCCTAATTTTTCGGCTAGAGGTGGGAATAAACCGCAAATTATTGTTTTGCATTGTCCAGTTGGTACATTACAGTCAACTGTCGCAACATTTCAAAGTCCTATTAGTAAAGTATCGGCGCATTATGTTGTTGATCGTGATGGATCTGTTGTGCAGATGGTTGATTTGCAATATGCTGCGTGGCACGCGATGCACTACCCGAATATTATTGGTATTGGTATAGAAATGGTAGACCGCTATGTCATTACGGGTTCCCAACTTAGTCGTGGATGTATGGGTGATCCTAATTGGTTCACAAAGCCACAAATTGATGCGGTAGCAGACTTAGTAGCTGCATTAATGAAACAATTTAATATTCCTATAGCGAAAGTAATGGGGCATAACGATCCGTGGCTTAGACAATTTGGTAACAACCACCAGGATCCGGGTACTTATTTCCCGTGGTTTAATTTTAAGCGATTATTACAGGCAAATTTATCGGTACACCCACCGCCTGCTCCTGTAGAAACCCCACAATTAAAACTAGACATCCCCCTTACACCGCCTAGAGAGCAACTTACACCCAAACCACGTAAAAAACGTGGTCGTAGGTTAATTAAACCACCTAGGAAGAATAGGATATATGAATAGTTTAATGTTAGTACGAATAGGTTTAAGTATACTATTGGGTAGTGTGGCTATTTTAGCGTATGTATACTATATCGCTAATAAACAAATAAACTTGGCTATAGAACGCGCG